AACAACACTAATTCATTCGAGCTGGAGCGTATTTTATAAAGGTGAATATATCTGCGGAGCTGTTTATAACGGAAAGTCTATCATGTCGGTTTGTTTTCCTTGTGGCTTAGTAGTGCTTACCAAATCTTTAGACATTGCTAAAAAGTTTATTAGAGAATACAAAGCAGGGAGTTTGCAATCATGAAAATGAAACAGGCACATTATCAAATCATGAAAGACGCTATCAAAGCATTGCCACGTGATCAAATGCTGGCATTCAAAGCAAACGACCTTGGGAAAAACAAAGAAAAGTTTTTTATCTGGGGATTGTTCAAAGCGGCAAAACTACATTTTACCGCTACCGATTTTCTTTATCAGTATCTCGAAGATAACCACATAGAAACGGCATTGCGTCGCATAGCCAAAGAACTAGATTACATTTAACCGGAGATATAGAAATGATTACTTATTTACTTGATAACGATACCGTCGTTCGTAGCGAAAGCCGCAAAGATATAGGTGATATGATCCACGCGCAAATCTACGACGCTAACAGCACATTAATCGACGTTAGCGGACGTGTAGTAAATATCCTTGAGGATTACAGCGACTGGGAATAGTTTAGCGTGTAGCGTCTTAAATTAGGGCGCTATGCACTGCACTATTGCAGTAGTACATACTTTTAACTAATCGGAGATACACAAATGAATACATTTTACGACGTAGTAGTTGGTTCAATCCTTACAGCAATTTTTACTGTTGTGTTTGTTGCTGAACTAATTGTAATTTGGGGAGAATAAGAATGATGATGACATATAAAGAATACATTCAATCATTACCAAGTGAATACCTTCAAATGCTTTACGATGAAGATGTTCATTTATTTCAAGCATACAAAGAATATGTTACTGCGTGGAAATCACTTGAAGCCGAGTATGGAGAAATCAAAAATGCTAATACCTAAAAAGCCGATGAAGGTTAAATGCCCAAAGGCAATGAAAGTTTCACGCGGTAGACCTAAGATTGATCCGCGCAAAAAATCACGACACTATCAGCTATCACTTCAAGGTGACTTAATTGATTTTCTTGAAAGCGCTGGACTTAAATCAAAATCGGCTTTTGTGAGTTTGGCAATTCGTACAATGATGGAGTTTAAAAAATACCGTTCACTGCCGTACGACAAATGCCTTGATTGCGGTTGCGATATGACAGCGCCACTCAATCCAATGGACGGTGCAAAAACATACGTTGATGAAGATGGTAGAGTGCTAGATGTTTTTGTTCAATGTGAAGGCTGTGGTGGTCGTGCTGGACATAGGCAATATGATCCACGAAACCACGGTATCGAATCAGAATAAAATATTAGCCGGTTAACTACCGGCTTTTTTGTCTGCGACATAGCGACATAGTGGACATAGTTTTTCCTATTTATATATTTTTTATAAATCAATTCATTTTTAGCCATATTTCTATTAAATATTTCTCATAACCATTATTACTAAAACTATGTCTACTATGTCGCAGAGAGTATAAGAATGTAGTATTTATAAGGGTTTGAAGGTGCGACATAGTGATTTTCAAACTATGTCGCAAATCCATAGTTACTATGTCGCAAAGAAAATTTAGCGTTTTTTCTCTGCGACATAGTTTAAATTTTAAATCCCGTAATGCTCACGGACTTTCTTGATAACTTCATTCTCGTCTAACGTGCTTCTGCGCCAAATCGTGTGTTTTTTCCGCCCTCCATCGCTTGTCGGTACATCAATTCTCTTGTGAACTTTCTCATAGCCAATTTGTAAAAGTATCCGAGTTAATGCCGATGTTTTTGGTAACTTTAAAACTGAAGGTTCAAACTCCTCAAAATTAAGTTTTCCCAGCAATGTAATATCGACTATGTTTTCGTTAATGACTTCACAATGGTAATGTGCAATCAAATCTTTTACTTCTTCAAATTCATGCGACACAGAATAGCCGATCATCTTTTCACGCGACAAGGTTTTAGGCGCTCGACCTTTCGCTGAAAAGTCTGGACTTATCACCCGATTCATAAAGTAGTGGCAAAGTGCATCCATCCGTCGATCAGTTTCCAAAAACAACTTCTCAAAGTATTTATTGGTTTGTTGTTCTCCGCCAAGTAAATTAAACAGATGTTCCTCAGATTGGCAGCGACTATACAAAACGCAGTAACGACGATCCCCATTGGTAATTGGCAGTGCATCTTGGTAATTAGTCAAAAGAAAATACGACGTGAAATTCGGAACAGTCCTAGAGTTAGAAAACTTTTCTTCAATCTGTATCGTTTCGTTTGTAATGTAGGGCTTCATTGTATCGATAATCGACCACCTGTTATCGCCCGATAGCCGTATCTCCTCAACGATATTCAGCACCGAACCATACGCCCATCCCGAAAACGTTCCTTTCGTAAATTGCTTCGGATCGAGTTGCGTGGCATTCGACCCAAGTATCCCCTGCAAAATGCGAGTAAAGTATGTTTTACCGCCACCTTGCGTACCCTGCAAAAGCACCGCCCAATTCACTTTGCTACCAATGTTTTGTACAACATGGCACATCCAGTCCAGCAGTATCACCCGCTCTTTCGGCTCAACAAGCGTAAATTCCAAGTGCTTGAGCATCATATCTACAACAAGCAACCCATCAGCATCCATCACTGCACATGGCTCAACGCCCCTTTTCTTATACGAGTTTACATACCGCAGTCCATCGTTATCATTAACGAAAATCCCATCGTTCTTACTCGCCCAGTACATGGTATCGATGACGGTATCCATTTTCCAATCAACCAGCGCCATCGACGATGCCGATCTTTCCGCTGCGACGCACTCATCCATGCGATCAAACTCCGCGTTGAATGCTTCGCGCTTGATAGAGTATCCGTGCTTTAAGTTATGGAACTCCATCGGACGTTGCACATAAACCCAGTTGTTCAACCACGACGGCATCTCCTCAACAATCAACCCACCTTTCTTTGGTGGGCAAAGCTCACGAACGATAGCCGACTTCGTCATCCCCTCACCTTTACCCCACCGGTCGTAAATGTCCTGTGCGATCTGCTGACGCTTGGTTAATGTCACAGCGCTGAGTGGTAATTTACGCAACTTATTGCGCACATCCTCATATGCCCTGTCATTATCAACCGACAGACCTTCTGATCCAGTGACAAAGATTTCTTTCACCTGCTTCTCGACAATCTCCCCAACACTTACTCCGCTGTCCTTGACCATCTTAATCACTGTGGCAAACGTCAACGGGCGCACTTTCTTTTCCGTCTTGAATGATTGCCACTTACGGTCAATATCTGCCGCGTTGAACTTATCCGAGTTAGCCGACCAGTGAAGCCAAAGAAGTTTACCTTCATCCGATCCTCTATATTGATGATGCAATGCCTGCCCGACGGTAATCCACGTCGAGTAATCACCTGCCGATTCAACCAGTGCATCGAGATTAGCTTCAACCAGTGCGTCACTGACATCAATGGGTTCATGCGCGAGTGCAAGCGAGAGTCCCTGCATATCATCCGCGTCATCATCCGTGCCATCCACATCGAATTCAACTGTCAAGTAATCCTTGACAGTTCCCTGCACCAGCTTTTCAACAGGAAAGGCAAGCGCTATATCTACATCAACCTCACTGCCTTCCATCACCATCACAAAAGCCGACTCAATCGACTCAGCGCTAACACTTGGCATATACATAAACTGAGCAGGCTTAAATGCACTATCATCAATAATAAAACTGCTAAACTCCGACGCGAACCAGCGCATCACGGCAACATATTCCTCCGCGCTGACCTCCCGTGACAGTGGTAACACTATACGAAAGCGATTAGCGTCATCTGTACTACGCCATGTTGAGTACGCAACCAGCGCAAAGCCGGTCATCTCCAGCTCAAACTCAATCTCTCCTTTGCTCATTGCGCATTCATCAACGTCAATGGTTAAAAGTGAACGCCCGAGCAGGTTCTCTGTGTTGCGATAACCACCACTGAACCCACCGCCACAGAACCAGCCTTCCTGCTCTTTGGTCTTTGCAACTTTGTGCTTACCAAGTACCGTGCAAATTCGCTCCCATGTCACCTCTACATTGCGACAGACAGCGCTGTTCTTATCCCCGCGACTTATGCGGTACGTTTTAGTAGACTCCACCATAAACAATCCTCGTTATCTTTTAATTATTGGTAAATCAACCGCTTTAATTGCCCCATCGGTTAATTGCTCAACCTGTATCGCCCTGTTTGCCGGTATCTTTCCTTCAGTTACCCAATACGACACCGCTGCTTTAGTAACACCTAATTTCTTTGCTAACACAACCTGCTCACCACCAAACCACGCCACCACATCACCAACGGACACACCGTCATAAAATTCTTCATTTTCCATTTGCATCTCTTTGTGAGTTAAGTTAAGATTGACTCTCATTTTACAACAACAGAGGAAAAACACAATGAATGATTTAACAATACTTACAAACACCCAACTTGGTGAATTCATTTCACTCTCATTAATACATGGCACAAACACGCAATTCAGCTATGAGTTATTGCATGAAGTGGCAGGGCGCTTAGTGCAAACGGATGAAATTATCAAAGCAGGAATTAGCAATGGTATTCACGAAACGCTAACCAAGCAATCGACTGCATTCAAATTCAGACTTGAGGATGTTGTCAAAACGCTTGATGAAACGTTAGCGCCTGCAATTATTGAGGATAATAAAGAAACTGTTGAAATCATCACTGATATTGAGCATCACGAAGCAATGAACAAAGCGATGAAAATAGATAGGGATGAAGGTAGAGCTGGATCATCTAGCGCTAAGAAAACAATCCTAGACCAACTGCCAGTTGAAGAAGTAACCGAACAAGTAACCGAACAAGTAAAACCCAAAGCAACAAAGAAAAAAGAAAAACCTGTAGAAGAACCTGCTGAAGAACCTGCTGAAGAATCTGCTGAAGAAGTTACTGAAGAAGCAAAAGAACCCGAACTTCTCATAACATCTAAACTCTTAAAAGAAATGGCGCTTGAACTACGTCAACGCAACGCTGTTCCTAAAGATAGCATCATAGATAAACTAACTGAACTAGGCGCATCTAGCACAATGACGCTTGCCCCTAAACACTATGTTGAATTTTATAACTTCTTGGAGAGCTTCAATGTCTAATGAAGAAGCGCCTAAACACTCTTTACTGAGCGCAAGTGGTAGTGCTACTTGGCTATATTGCTCCGGTAGCGTCGCAGCGCAAAAACCTTATAAGGAATCCCGTAGCGCATTTGCAGACGAAGGCACGGCAGCGCATGAGCTTGCAGAGATATGCTTAAAAGGTGATCTCAATCCGTTTGACTTTGAAGGTAAGCAATTACCCGAAACAAACTGGATAACGGTAGATAAGACAATGTGTCATCATGTAAATGATTATATGGACTTCATTGCAGAACACAAAGGTCATAAAATCTATGAGCAGAAACTCGACTACAGCGAGTACGCGCAGGAAGGTTTTGGTACAGCCGATTGCATTATCTTAAATGACGATAACGTAACGATTATCGACTTGAAGTACGGCAAAGGCGTGAAAGTCTATGCTGATACTACGCAAACTAAAATCTACGCGCTAGGGGTCTATAGCGAGTTTGGTATGCTCGAAGATATCAAGACCATCACAATGATTATCTATCAACCGCGACTAGACCATATTGATGAATTGACAATAAGTATCGATGAGTTACTAGCATTTGGTGAGTGGGTAAAAGAGCGAGCAGAATTGGCTATGCAGGAAAACGCCCCGCTGACTGCTGGTGAGAAGCAGTGTCAATGGTGTAAACACAAAGCACGATGCCCAGAGCTTATGCGCTACACAGAAAATGCCATTCAAAACGAGTTTGGTTTTTTCGACGAGCTACCCAGTGTAAACAGGTTATCCGACGCAGAGCTTAACCTTGCACTGAGTAGCGCAACACTGATTAAATCTTGGCTGAGTGCCATTGAAGAACACGTCAGAGAGCGCTTAGAATCGGGCAATGGCTTTACCGGCTACAAACTTGTTGAAGGTCGCAGTTCACGCGATTGGGCAGATATTGACGAAGCAGAAAGTGCGCTACGAATTGACCATACAGACGAAGAACTTTACGAAATGAATTTTATTTCAGTGGCTAAATTTGAAAAGTTAGTAGGCAAGAAAAACATAAAAGACTTTGAAAATCTGATAGTTAAAAAATCGGGCAAACCAACCGTTGTGCCAGAAAGTGACCCCAGAAAATCGTTGTCAGTTTCTGCAAATGATTTTTCTGAATTTGACGATTGACACAAGTAATAAATCAATCTAAACTTAACTCAACTTATCTCTCCGGTTAAGTTAAAACGAGGATGGGAAATCACTTAATTGGCGATTTATCAATAACCCATCCTCACCTAATCCCAAAACCATAATGCTAAAAGCAAGAAGGCTAAAATGTCAGAAACACAAATCAAATTAGGCGAAGTTCGTTTATCATTTCCATCTTTGTTTCGTAAAGCGGTTTTCGATAATGTTGAAACTAAATACGAAGCAACAGTGTTAATGGAAAAAGGTAGTAAAAATCACAAAATTACCCAAGCGGCAATTGATAAATTCATTGCGCAAACATTTAAAGACGGTGCGCCCAAAGGCTTAAAGATCACCTGCTTTATTGACGGTGATGACAAAGAATACGATGGGTATTCGAATATGATGGCGCTTAAAGGCTCATCGAACAAACGCATTCCAGTATTCGATAAAGACCGTTCGCCCATTACCGAAGAAGATGACAAAGTTTATGCTGGATGTTACGTCAATGCTATTTTTGACTTCTGGTATTCAAGTCATCCTAAAGGCGGTAAACAAATTCTTGCTAATCTCCTTGGTGTTCAATTCAAGAGAGATGGCGAAACCTTCTCTGATGCTAAAGTCGCAAGTGCTGATTTATTTGACGACGAATCAGAAGAAGATGATTTTTAAATACTCTGTGTCCTCAGTGTGGTGAAAAGACGATTGGATTAACATCGTAAAAGTTAATTGACAGCCGGAAAGACGGCATTTTATAAGGAATAAAATAATGAGTAATTGTATTATTTGGAAAGGTAAAACTTGGTCTCAAGGTCGTTATGGATATTTATATGTTGATGGTAAAACTATATCCGCGCATAGATATGTATGGGAAAATGTTAATGGTAAAATCCCCAATGGTTTTATAGTATGTCATAAATGTGATAATGGATTATGTATCAATCCAGACCATTTGTTTATAGGAACACATAAAGATAATATGCAAGATTGTAGTAAAAAAAGAAGATTAAACACTGCTAGACAAGACGGAATATATAATAATAACGCCAAACCACACTTAATTGAAAAATACAAAGATATTAAA